TTTCCATATTTTTTTGTTAACAAAATGTTGTCAGGTAATGTAAACAAAAATTGCTTAACTTCTACACGCTACCCAGATATCGAGGTGTTTATTTCAGATTGGCCATTACTAACTGATGCGGATCAGGAAAGACTTGAAGAAGCCATAACTTTATCAGAATCCTTCAAATGGAAACTCAACGTTTTCACGTCAGGATTAATCGATAAGGAAGATAGATGGTTACAACTTGCAGCACACAAAGCATATGATTCATTAAGCAAACGAGAGCTTCAAGTATTCAAACTCCGTTGCAAACTCATAACATTCCCTCTCATCGCAGAGCAACTCGACATTTCTACGTCCTCCGCTAAAACCTATTGGAGAAGGTCCCTGGCAAAGTGCATGGCATTATGGGAGTCATCCGATCCCCTAATAGATGAAGAGGAGTAATTATGAGTAAACGAGGCAGACCTAAAATTGAAATAGACGAAGCAAAGCTAGAAATGCTTGCTGAGTTTGGATGCAGTAATCAAGAATTAGCATCCTTTTTTGAGTGCTCGGAAGAAACGCTACGAAAAAACTATAAGCCTATTATAGACAAGGGCAGAGAATTACAAAAGATTTCTCTTAGAAGGGCACAATTCAAAGCCGTTAAAAATGGTTCAGTTCCTATGATGATATTCTTAGGGAAGAACCTACTTCAGCAATCAGACAAACAACACATCGATTTAACAGGAAATTTAGAAGCCGTATTAAAAGAATGCGGATTTGAGGATAGTAATATTGGCAAAGAAGATTCTGAACAAGGAGAAGTTCTGGAACCTGATCAATTACAAGCCGATTCCAAATCAGATAGCAGTTCATAATAGCAAAGCTCGATTTCGCATAAACATCCAAGGAAGAAGGTCAGGTAAATCCTTTGGAGCTGCTAGAGAGATTGAGCCATGGATACTATCGCCTAATACAAGGGGATGGATCTGTGCACCAAACTATGAGCTATGTGATAAGATAGCTCGTATTGTAAAAGAAGATCTGATCTTAAAACTAAAACTTCCCCTAGCTAGTAAAAAAGAGATAAGCGGACAGATATACTACTTCAAGGTAGCAGGACTTAATTCAGAGGTGTGGATCAAGTCAGCGGATAATTCAGATTCATTAGTGGGGGAGGGTTTGGATTGGCTCGTAATTGACGAGGCTGCCAAGATAAAAAAGATAATCTGGGAGCAATATCTTCGCCCTACGTTGTCCGATAGAAAAGGATGGGCATTGATGACAACAACCCCTGAAGGTCACAACTTTATGTATGACCTATACGAAAGAGGGCAGGATAAGAACTTTCCAGATTGGCAATCATGGCAACACCCAAGTTGGGAGTCGCCTTATTTTAAGGATAATATAGATGACCTCAAGAAAACACTCACAAAAGAAACATGGGAACAAGAATACGGAGCAAGCTTCGTGTCATTCACAGGTCGTGTACTACCATTTTCAAGGTACACGAACGTTATTAAAGGATTGCGATACAACCCCTCTCTTCCTGTTTACTGCTCCATAGACTTCGGATTCAGGATGCCTGCCGTTGGGTGGTATCAGGTCGAAAAGAAGCAAGGGCGAGATACAGTCTATCAGATAGATGAGATATGTTTTGAGGAAAACATTAAGACAGATGAGCTTGCAGATATGATACTCAGGAAGAATTATCCTGTGGAAACATATTATGGGGACCCTGCGGGTGGTGGTGTTCAGGCACAGAGTGGATTGGGAGACATAGAGCAGTTCAGGCGAAAAGGAATCTATGTCAGGTATAAAACAGATAAAGTTTCAAGAAATATTGCCAATGGTGTAAGTCATTTCAGGTCATTCGTGGAAGATGCAAATGGGGATAGTCATTTTTTCGTGAGTGACAAATGTAAAGGGTCTATCGATTGTTATGAAAACTACAGATATCCTGAACATAGGCAAGACCAAAGACTAAAAGAAGAGCCCTTAAAAGATGGTCGCCTAGATCACATGAACGATGCTACTAGGTATTTTTTAGTAAACCGATTCCCTATTAAGAGAAGAACAGCAGGAGTTATTGAGTGGTAATAGTACCGAATTTATCTCAGCAAGCTATCATGGAATCTCTCGCAGATAGTTTAGCATATATTGAGAATCAAAGACATAAAGAGAGAGAATACCTTTTAGATTTTTACGAGGGGATAAATACAGAGGATTACGTTCAGCAATTCTTTGGGAGCGAATCGTTGCAACAAGTTCCCATTTTCACTCAGAACCTGACTCGAAGAGTGTGTAAGGTTCGCTCCCTAGTCTTCAAAAGACCACCCAAGATGAATGTCGATGAAAGATACACAGACTTTATTGACTTAGAAGACCTAAATGCAAGCAGAAGACAACTTGAGTCTACAACATTCCTTATGGGATGCATGGCATTTAGAAGTAGATGGAATGAGCTAAAGGGTAAGATCGAGTATGACCTATTACCATTCTTCGACCCATTATTTCTTCCTGGAGAGTCTGAACCATTTGGTGTGATGTATGCCGTTGAGAATCATGGAATGTCAAAGCTCGAAAAACCATTTTATGCAGTATGGACAGAAGATAGGCCTGAAGCTCCTGGAAAACATTTTCTGATCAATCAGGATGGAGACAAGGTATCTGTTAACGAGGGAGATATTAATCCTTATGGCATTATGCCTGTTACATTTACACATCGATATAAACCTATCAGAGATTGGTGGGTAGAGGGTGCAAGTGATGTTGTAAGAGCGGACCTTTCTACGTCTGTAGCAATGACGGAATTATCGTTAGCGATAAGGCTAGGAGCAATCGGTGTGAAATTTGTCACAGGTGTCGATCAGTCAAGTAGGATAAAAATTGGGGTGGATAAGATACTTTATCTTCCTGAAGGCAGTAACTTTGGAATAACTGCACCTCAAGGAAGTCTATCTCAGATTATTGAAGCAACAAGGTTCTTAGTAGAAGGAACACTAAACAACAACCACATCAGGGCGAAGTTTGCTCGGCATGACTCAGGAAATGCACCATCGGCTGAGGCCTTAAAAATTCAAGAAATGGAGAACTATGACGAAAGGAATGCAGACCTAGAGAGCACATGGCGACCATTTGAAAAGAGAAGATACGAGATTGATAGAAAGATTCTTGAAGTAAAAGCAGGAGTAACTCTGCCTGAAGATTACTCCGTTGATTTTCTTGAGCCACAATATCCGATGTCTACAATGGAAGAGATGCAGTATTGGGCTTGGAAATTTGAGAACCAGCTTGCTAACAAAATGGATTGGTTTGACTTTCACAATCCAGATGCTCCAAAAGAAGTAAGAGAGCAATTTGAGGCAGATGCTCAAGAACCTGAACCAACAGAACCATCAAGATTATTATCGAGATTACAACAAGGACAGTAGATGGACCAGATAATAGATCAGTCAATAGCTGAGTATCTGGAGCAACTTGAAAAATCTCAAGAAGAGTTTGTCAAAGATACTGAAGACCTTGAAAAGCAAGGGCTTGGAACAGAACAAATATTGGGCATTCTTGGAGCTTTGTCTATTGCTGATTATTGGCTTGGTGATCTCCTTATGCGGAATGCTGTTGATAATTATCTTAAAGCTACTAGCAGTATGCTTGACGACATGGTCATGTTTGGTAGGGTTTCTGAAACGGAGCTACTCGCATTTAGAAAATTACAGGAAAGTATGATAATCAATTACACTCAGTCTCTTGGAGATGAGATAAGGTTGGGAATATCAGAGGGAGTCGCTAATGGATTCAGGGGGAATAGATTACGTCAACAGATTGCAGGAAGAGTTAGTCTCAATCCACGCAGGATTGATGGTATTCTTGGCACGGCTCTCGCTACATATAGACGAAGTATCAATGCGGTCATGGTTTCTTCTCTTCCAGAGGATACTCAGTTTTGGTATAACGGACCATTAGATGATAAGACTAGGCCGATATGCAGAGTAATGATAGCAGCACAACCATTAACTCAGGACGAGATTGAGACTCAGTTTCCTGGAGCCTTAACCGATGGTGGTGGATTTAATTGCAGACATGAATGGATTCCTATACAAGCTCCAATAAGTGCAGCAGATAGGGAATCAGCATCAGAGGAAATACTTGACAATCCTAAAAAGTTTACAAATGCTAAAACTTTACAAGAATATTACAGAGAAAGGAATTTATAATGCCAAACTTAAATATTAGAAGGGTTCCAAACCCTAATGTACCTGTTGACTCTAGAGGCATACCTGTAAAAATGCCATCACTAGAAAAGATAATACAATTTAGAAAGCCTTTTTTAAGAAACTTGACCAAAGTCGCAAGAGACAATCACGTCAGAATTATTATGAGAACCTCAACAAATCCTGATGGCAAAAGATTCCCAAAGTTGACAAAGAAGTATAAAAAATTCAAAGCACAGAAATACAATAGTACAAAGCCAAACTTGAGGGCATCAGGTCTAATGTTTAGTCAGTTAGAACCTCAAGAACCTAGAAAGTCTAGTGGATTATCGACATTGAACTATGCTATTAAGGGTAATGCTACTCATGAAAGAGGTAAAAGTAGTGGACAGATAATGAATTATCATCAAGAAGGTGCAGGTCATAATAAAGTGCGAGATATAGCAGGAGAAAGAGTCTTACATAAACATACTCAAAAAGAGCTTGCTAAGAGAATTGTAAACCAAATCAATAAGAATATAGAAGAAACCCTAGCTCCGTATGAAGTTACGTTAAGA